TCTCCCATGTTGATGCCAGGAATATTCGCAGCGACTGTGAAAAACTCAACCTTCGGTAATTGGTTAATACCAAAACGAAATTGAGTTGGACTTAAATAATCCAGTTTATCTGGTTGTCTTCCAAGTGGACCTGTTGCCATGATATAGTTATTTATAAGAAAGTGAAGGAGAGATTTTAGTCTCTCCTTCACCCATTATCACAGTTATTTTATTTCTGCAAGAACACGTTCTATCATGCTTTTATATTCATCCTCTGGTAAAGGTATTAGTCCTTTTTCTACGGTGGCACCTTCCTCACCTACCATTTGTTTACTGATGAAATACTTCACATATTCTCTCAATCCGCTAACATTATTCAAGTGTTGCTTCTTCACATAAAAGAAGAGTGGACGACTGACAGGATACTTACCAGATGCAATATCCTCAAACTCTGGATATACACCATCAATCGTGACACCCTGCACTTTGTCAGAATTTTCATCTAGAAAACTAAACCCAAAAATACCAAACCTCTTCGGTGACTTCAATAACTTTTGAATAATAAGATTGTCGTTCTCTCCAGCCTCAATATATCCACCGTCTTCACGAACAGCACTGCACCGTTTCTTATATCCATCTGAACCTTTCTTTTTGATACCTAACTTCTTACATGCTTTATGTTGCACTAACTCAACATAAGCATCTCTTGTTCCACTCGTTGGTGGTGGCCCAAGAACTTCAATTTTATAATCTGGAAGTGATGGGTCAATGTCACTCCATTTCTTGTATGGGTTCAAAACAAACTTACCATCAACCACAACTTCTCTGGCCGTAGCACGATACAACTGATCTCTAGTCACTGATAATTTGTCACCCGATATCTGATTAGCAACCACGATGCCATCATAACCAACTTTTATTTCAATTGGTGTGACACCAGTTTCTTTGCATTTTTTAAGTTCCGACTTTTTAATTGCTCTACTGGCATTTGAGATATCTGGATGTTCCACTCCTACACCTTTGCAGAATAGTTTCATTCCACCACCAGTTCCAGTGGACTCGATAACTGGTGTTTTGAATTGTGACGTTTTTCCAAAGTTTTCTGCAACAACTGTTGAAAACGGAAAAACCGTAGATGAGCCTACGGTCTTAATTTGGTCCCTAGCATGGGCAGATGTGAGTGCAAGACTACTAAATAGTAGACCTACGAGGATTGATTTTTTCATGGGATTTCCTTTCGTAGAAAAAAAAAGAGAGGGTGTAAGGAACCCTCTCTTTTATATATGACTACTAAAACAAATGTAACAAAAGAATAACAAAAAAGGGGTGCCCGAAAGCACCCCAAGTTTGTAGTCAAGTTTCTTATTCTTACATAAGGTTTGTAACCTTGACCCGACGATAGTAAGCATTCGCATTCGCTGTGAGCGCAATCGTTGCCGCAGTATTGGCAGCTTCTGCACCAGCAACCGCAAATGGGTTAGCAGCCATGCCGTAACGAGTCTTGAACCCGATTTTCGGCTGGAATGTGTCCTCACCAACCGCACGAACCATCTGAAGAGGAACATACGGGCAGTAGAACAAGCCTGCGTCATAAGGCGAAGTTCCCTTATAACCAACAACGTAGTATTGCGAGGCAGCTACGTTGGCAGCATACGGGTCAACATAGACCTTGTAACGACCATTCATCACACCAGCAAATGTGGTCGATGTATCATCAACATTGAGATTGTTGTTGAGGGCAGGTGTGTAATCCAGAACACCAGCCATCTGAAGGGCAGAAGCAACATCAGCCGACACAATCAGCATGTTACCTTTACCACGACGAGTTCTCTGACCAATCGCATTCGCATCTCTTTCGATAGCGAACATCAGGCCCTTGAACTTCTCAACCGACCAACGACCATTGGAGTCTGTGTCCAAGTCGAAGATACCGGCTGTCGTTGTGTTGATTTGAGCGCCAGCTTCGGCAGTCTTGTAAATCGAGCGAACAACCTCACGGTTGATTTCCGCAAGGATTTCTGTCGAAAGAATGTTGGCAAGTTCTGTCTCGGCATCCAAACCGTGGATAGCTTTGAGGTCTTGTGCCAGTTCCATCGAATACTCGGCCTTCAACGCACGGGAAACTGCCGTGACCGTTGACTTGTCAATGCTGAACGACATTTCAGCAAAAGCGTTTGTAGCACTATCACCAAGTGCTTCAGCTTGCGCTGTCGTCATACCAGTTGCGAATGTGTAAGTGCCAGCAGACGGGCTGTCGTTGAGAACGGCCGGGTTGCTTTCACTTGCACCAATGTCTCCACCACCGATTGTACCGGCAGCGTTCTGGTTCGAGAAGTCACCAGAGAAGCCGTTAGCGGCCGCACCAGTTGTCTCATCAACCAACGCTTCTTCACCGTCCATCGACAGGTGACGGGCACGCATGGCAAAGATAAGACCAGTCGGTCCTGTCATCGGCTGAACACCGCAAATGTCATACGCAATCAGGTTTGGCATCGCACGGCGAACCAGCGAAATCAGGATCGGGTCCCAGTTTTGAACACCAGAGGTGTTACTTGTGGGCACACTCTCCGAGAGGAAAGCCGCATCTTCTCTAAGAGCTTTCTCTTGGTTTTCGAGGATAACAGTGGTAACAGACCGCTTATAGGCATCTTCAATCTGAGGAAGATCGGGATGTTCTAGGACTGGCGACCACTTTTCTTGTAGATGTTCTGCTTGAAACATTTGTTTCTCCTTTGTTTTTATTACATCTATTGTATTATAATATTAAACTTAGCGCCCGTTAATACGAGTCTCGACACGACCGATAGCTGACATATATGCCTTCATCGTATCACTCGTATCAATGTCCTGTGCGGCGCTTCCGTAGTCATCTTCATCATGAACAAAAGTCTCTTCTAGCATTTCAGTTTTCGGGAAATAACTTTCCTTCAACGTGTCAAGCTTAGAGCGATAACTATCTTCGCTTGTAAACTCAACGTCTTCTACCAGAGAGGCAAACTTCTCAATCTCTGTGCTGGTCAAATCAGAAGCAACTTCTGTAATGACCTGTTCCCGAACTAGTTCAGAGTTGACACCTTTCATTTCAATATTTTGTTCCATAATATTATTCAACTGCTCTTCTAGTTCAGCAATCTTCTCAGACTGTGCTTCCAGAACGTCATATTTTTCGTCTGGAACGTCAATGTAATGATCTTCAAACAACTGTTTCAATCCAGAAATAAAGTCTTCTGCAATCTCACCTTTAAGTCCACGCTCAATTGCTAACTCGTTTTCTTTCATCCATTCCTCTACAACGTAGTCGAGGTATTGATCTACTTTTTCTGCGAGAGCTTCTTTATACTCATTGACTTCTTCAGCAATCGCAATCTGTTGTTCTTCAACAATCCGTGTAACTTCTTCACGGGTCTTCGACTTAACGGCCGCTTCAAAGATTGTTGCGGCTTTCTCTTTAAACTCTTCCGAAAGTTCTTCACCATCAACCAATGCTTCAACATCGGCAGTGATGTCGATATCTTGAATGTGCATTTCTACAACTTCATCAATATCGTTTTCGACTCCCTCATTCTTTTCAGAGGGTAAATGACCACCTTCCTTCACCTTCATCATCTCGCCGTACATTGCTCCCAGCATGTTTTTATTCATACCTTCCATTGCCTTGTATGCGGCATTCAGCATTTCGGCTTTGGTCATATTGGCCATCTCGTCCTTCTGCTTCTCTTCTTCATCATCTTCTTCTTCTTCATCTTCATCTTCATCTTCATCTTCGTCTTCATGTGCAGCTTCGGCTCTGACCTTTTTAATCTTTTGCATGGGATCAGGCTTGCCCTCATCCTTTTGCTGTGCATCACCAGATACCTCTGTTGCTTTATCAGCGGCAACATCAGTCGGTAAACTTGCGGCATCAGCCTTGACAGCGGCCTCACCACCATCTTGTACTTCGTCATTACCCACTGTCTTTGCTTTTTTCATCTTTTCAGCAGGGGCGGAACCTTTTGTGGGAGCATCGTGGGCAGCTTCTTCAAGTTCTGCCAAAACCTCCGCTTCAAGTTCCTCTATTGTTTGGTCTAATTCAGACATAGGA